CGTATTGAATGGATTGGTGGATTAACACCTTGCATACGCAAGTTTAGTATAGTATACTATTTAGGTGTCGTCAAGTACTAATCTTTATCTAATTTTTGGAAGAATTCTTTCAGTGTAGTCTGGTGACCTGACTCTCTACTAGGTGGTTCTTTGATGCCCATAATTTTTTTGTAATCAATATACATTGCTTGAAGTAACCAACTCTGAGATAGACTATGAGGTCCTTCCTCAAGTAATTCTACTTGACGTTTGCTAAGTCCTGCCTTACGTGCTAGGTACTCTTTTCTCCATGCATGGGGGTTTTCGTTCATGTTTCTGGTGTTGGTTGGAAATGATGAGCATACTGATCATCAATGTCTGCTAACTCATGTTTAGTTTTATATGCCCACTCTGTAGTGTGTCCGACACTCCACTTCTCTGTGTTCTCTACCTGATAGTTTTGAGAGCACACCTCAAAGTCTGGTGTCTGCTTGTCCTCTGGTATCAAACTCATGTCTCTCCACTGTATTCTATTGTTAGGTTGAGCAGCAAACTGACCGTTATCTAATGCAATAATATTGAATGATTTATGTTCTGGATCATCTTGACTGTAGTTTGTGTTCAGAGTTGATGACTGAGCATGACAATTATCAATCGTAAAACAATACTGTCCATCATGCATCTGTCTGTCCTTACCAAAGAAGGAACAGCGATTGAGTAAGGGTTTCTCTATCACAGTCACATCATAGTCAAAGCAATCCCACAACTGTAATGTATCAAGTGGTAGTAACTCATCAGGATTGTAGTCTTTCTTCCATACGAATGCACTGATCGGTAACTTGTCAAACAATGCACCATAGTCTGTCAATAGTGTCTCAAAGTACAATGCTTTGTGCTGCACACTCTTGACTGAGATCCATGTGCCAGGTGTTATCTCACCGTGACCTTTCTGATGGTCGTATAAGAATTCTTTTCTCACATACACCGAGTATGGTGGTAAATTATGAATCAAAAATGACATTATCTTTTTAGTTGCGATTGCATCTTATCTAATGTATCTTTCATGTTCTTGAATATGGTAGTCATATCTGTGGTTCCGAACCCTAACATTTGAGTCTGATCTTTCAACTTATTTTTCATCTTCACTGCCTCTGGATCTTCAGACAAACACATCCTAGTCCACATTATCTGTTGCTTCTCTAATAGTTCCTTCAATGTTTCAATGTGTTCCCACTTTGCATCGGGACTCATGTATGGAAACTTTAGTATGACTGAGTAGAGATCTTTCTGTAGGTCATAGATGTTTCTCATCTCTTCCTTGACTGTCTCTGACTCAAAAAAATCTGACATCTGTGATTTACTTCTTCTAATATTTTATATAGTTTTCATTCACATGTCAATAGCCAACTTCTATATTTTGTGCGATCTATCTTCATGAATGGTAAGTACTTTCTAATCTTCATACCAACTGATCTCCAAACAGGGTCGTCTAGTTTCTTATCAAACTCATCACAGAATTTGAACAGTCTTTCGTAGATGCACATGTTCTCTACACTAAATCTACCAGCAAGATGTTCTTTTAGTAATGGTGGATGACCCTCTGAGGTGTCAAATAAATCGTCAATCTTATATGTCTCAAGTAATGTATTAGTCTGAGACTTGAAGTCATAGAACAAACTCTCTGATCTCCTCATCCAATCCTTATATACTACCTCTCCTGATCTGATTATGTTTCCTATCCACACACCCTCAGGGTTATCTGTCGCTACAAAGTTAGCAAGGAAGAAATTATGTATCTCATTGTCCTTATACTTCCTTGATGTTTTCTCAAAGAAATATCGATCCTTCCTCTTGTAGAATGATTCTATCTTTGCTTTCGATCTACCACCATACTTATGGTAGTCATACTTCTCTCTCGTAAAGTGATTCTTGAATGCAAGATACTCTTTATAAGTATCAAACGGTGTCATAGGTCTCTTCAGCATACATCGGTACGTTTTTCTTCATTGTAGCATCTAATTGCTGCGTTGCAGTAAACCAAACTGGATTACGTGGACACATCGTACAAATGTCATGAGGTTTCAACACCTCATCAAATGATTTCCTTATGTTTTCTTCGGTATCATTTATGCTTGTGGGTTTATAGTCAAGGTACTTCTTCCATGCAGGATCATCTACCTGATCTGTAGCATGCAAAGACTCCCTAAGATATGATATCATAGGGCACTTCCATAGATGTCCATTGTATAACTGACTGTTAGGGCAAGAGCAGTGCTTGAAACTCTCTTCAGGATCACCCTCCTCAAAAGGATAGTACTTTATACTATCATCATTCATCTCATACTTGACAATGTCAAACCACTGTCTTGGTTTACCATCAAGTAATCTAAATGCTTCACTAAACTCTAGTAGATTCTCTGTGTCCACACCTCTGGACTTGAGATACCTCACAAACTTTGCTGCGTTTTCCCAATTGATAGATCCCTGTGGTGTATACCATGGTTTGTGGAAGGTAAGTCTGAACACTACACCTTTCAACATCTCATCAGCAATCCATTCTTGTTCCTGTATTAGTCTAGATCCATTGCTGAATAGTTTTATATTACATTTCTGTCCTGTTGCTTCTGCCACTTCTCTTGTGACTGTGACAACTTCTTTAGTCCTTGGTTCTAATAATGGTTCACCACCTATGATACTGATGTGACTCCACACATGTATCTTTGGTAGTATGTTCTTTATATCCTCCTTCAGTGCATCAATATCTACCCTACTGTTCACACCCAACAGACTACTGTTATGATTACATGCTCTGCATGCTAGGTTGCACCCATTGATAACATGTATACTGAGTAACCTAGTAGTAGGTCTCTCCTTTTCTAGTTCTACAATCTCTTCTGGTGTACACTTTCTAAAATTACTGATCCAAAAACCACGTTGTTCTCTCACGTAGTCGACACTAACCGCTACCTCTCTGAGTCTTTCCTCAGGTAATTGGTTGTGGATCTTTCCAAATGTCCACTCCTTGATCTTCATTAGATGCTAAAGAATTTTGCCTTAGATGTTCTCTTTAGATAATTTAGGTCAGTAGCATTGCCTTTGAGTTTTTCTTTCAAAGGTTTGGTAATGAGTTTAGAAACAGATTCTACCTCGATGTTATTCACATCACAGTAGTGACAGATTGCCTCGATGTAGTTCATCTCGTTGTTGTTACTAACAAGATTCTCAATGTCATTAGTAAACTTGTCCTGACAGAGCAATCTGTTCTTCAGGATCTCACGCATCTTTGTTTTGGCACTCATTGATTTTTTCTTCGACAAATTTTTGAATGTAAAGGACTAATTTTTTCATATACTTTATTTTATCATACTCCTCGTACACTGTCACCTCTCCGTTCTCACATGTCATAATAATAACAAGTTTCTTGACAGGTATTCCTGTACGTTCAAAGAACATACAAGCATACGCTGCTGCCTGTACAAAATAGTTCTCTATCCAATCCCTAGGTTTGGGTTTCTCTGCTGTCTTGAAATCAATTATTGATAACTCTCCATTATATTCTGCGATGCAGTCGACTGTACCGGCAACACCTAACTCTTCACTGAATAAACTTTTCTCAAGAGCGTATATATTATTTATATTTTTTAGAGTCTCCTTCGCTTGAAGGAACAACATTTTAGGACTAGGTTTATCAAACTCTACCTCCTTGTTGAGTAGATGATTCTCTATCAACTCATGTGTAGCAGTACCTCTGGAGGTTGCACGTTTAGTAATTCTATTTGCTTCTGCTTCACCTATCCTCTTCCTCCAGTCAACAAAGATTTGTTTATTCCAGTGTGAGGTAACTGAAGTGATTGAGACCATGGGTCTACCATTGACAGTGTAATACCTAGCACCATCTATATTCTGCCTCTTTAGTTTAGGCAGTTCGCAGTCAACATGAGTGAACATTACAAACCTAAGGTGTGTTTACTGGTGATATAACTCTTGACTAATCCAGACCTTACTATATCATCAACACCAAACTCAACCAAAGCAAACTCAGGCATCATAGTGATGATCTTTTGAAAGTCTAAGATACCATTCTTCTCATTGGTTCTAATGAGATCGGTTTGTGCTACGTCACCGCAGAACATAATCTTAGTGTCTTCACCTACTCTTGTTATTATACTATCTAACTCGTGAAAATTCAAGTTCTGTGATTCATCTACGATAACAATAGAAGCATCAAGTGTAGTTCCTCTGATGAAAGATGTAGACCAGAAGGTCACACTCTCCTGTGCTTTTAGGTTACCCCACAACATCTCAAAATCATTATCAGTTGCCAACTCAAACATATACTTGACCATATTCTTGTATGGTATCTGGTATAGTGCTGACTTGTCCTCGTGATCACC